ATAATTATAAATTGCATAACGATCACATTGATCAGAGGAACTAGAACAGTAGTACCATATCACTTCAGAGAAGTTAGAATTTTGTGCAGCATACACTTGCGGATATTGTGTTTTATTAATATTATCAAATACATGATTTAATATAGGACAAGGTATTTCTTGAACAGATCCTGCATATCTAAAGAACTGTCCATCTGACATCCAGTAAGCTACATCATCTATTACTATCGCAGAGTTAAGACCAACAGCTCCACAGTCGTTACCTAATTGCCTAAATCCAAATATAAAAGGAGGTCCTATAAAAGACATTGATTGCATTGTTGTATCTGTCCATACTAATATAGTTCCTTTAGCAGGTCTTGCACATCTTATTTCACTTCCACCAGCTATTCTTTGTGATCCCGCTGAGTTAGTTACATTAGGTGTCCATTGATTATAATTTTCTTGATCAGACCAACGTATAAACATTTTATCTTGAGTTGTATTAGTACCAATAGTTGTCTCTGTTCCCATACACACGACGTGTCTAGTTTCTGTAGATACTAAAGATAAAGTAGAAGTAGTAGGAGCATTAGCAACAACTGTAGCTCTATTATCAGTCATTCCTGATGAAGTGTCCCATTCATAAGTTCCACCATCTTTTTGTGTTATTATTAAATCTTCTCCCCAATTATTAATAGACCATAATCTTGCATCAAGAGTAATTGTTGTTGTTGTTCTAGGAGTATTCCAAGTACTTGCACTCCAAGATCCAGCTCCCCAGCCAAAACCAAAAGTTTGTATACTAGGACCAATATTTAATTGATAATTAATAGTACAATTTGCAGTAGGACCTGTATTTGCATTTGCTGTTGCACTACTTTGAATAGTATAAGCATCACTATTTGCTATACTTAAAATTTGATATTCAGCATCTAAAGTTGCTGCAGGAATTCCAGCTACCGCAGTACTTACACTACTTAATGTAACAAAATCACCTTGTATAGCTCCATGATCTGTGTCTGTGATAGTTATAATATTACTACTTGTAGTAGTACTAATGGCATTAACAAGTGCATCAGTTGATCTTATAGGAGTAATATCTTGACTTGTTCCAGCTACATAAGCATATACTTTTCTATCAGTTCCTAGAGCTTCATAACGAGAACCATCTAAAGCAAACCATTGTTCTAAAGCTCTTCCAACTCCTACATAATAAGCTGTACTAAATTTAGTCCAACCACCTATTTTTTGAGGAAGTCCTTTACGAAATCTTACTTTATCACAATCAATCCATCTACCTTCTGCTCCAGAAGGAGTATTTTCAGTATCTATTCCAGGTTGAAAATTTAATTGAGTTAATGGCATAGTTAAAGTATATAACAAAAATCATAAAATTATACTAATATTTTAATAGTTTATATCAAGATTTTTTTATCTTGCAGTAGCTGGTACACCAGTTGATGTTACGAATGGATTTTCAGCAAATGCCATGTAAATGTATGTTGCACCAGAACCATTATAATCTGAATCAGTTTGTAGTATTTTAATTCCATTACTTAAAAAATTACTCATAGGAGCTGAATCTTGGTTAGATTCTGAACCACTAGTACTTGGAAATAATCTTCTACCTATACTATTAGTCCCACTTAAACTTGTATATCCCCACGTATTCCAAGCATTACCTGAAGCACTCGATTTTTTTTGCAAAAAGAAAGCTGGTTTGAACCCTGTGTAAATAAATGCCCCATTAGCATTTCCATTCCCTGTGTATGAACTAAATTTTGAGTAACCTTGTTTTTCTGCAAACGCATACATAACGTATGTGTTATTGTTACCATTAAATCCACTTTCATTTCCTAAAGTAATAAGACTAGAAGTAGGAGAAGTATTGTTATAAAAAGAAGAACTTGTTGCTGGTGCATCATTTCTATCAACTCTTAAAGTTTTAGTATTGCCTAAACTTTCATTATACATATTCATTGCATCGCTATTATCTAATCGTTTTATAAAAATAACTTTTGGCACAGCACCTAAGCCATGTGCAATCGTTGCACCAGAAGTACCATTTCCTGTATATTTATAAATTCCAAAACCAGCTGTTGTGTTAATACTGTAACCAGATGGAGTTATACTTCCACCAGATAAACCAGATGTTATTTCAGCTTTCCAATTCCATGAGACAAAAGTTGCACCATTTCCATTTGGTTCACTTCTAGTTCCAAGAGTAAAACCATCACTATCAAAAGACTTTAAGTATTGTGGTTCAGTATTTTCTGCATCAGTAGTATTACTTCTAATTGTTTTAGTTGCACCTCTTACAGTATCAGTTAATATATGATTTTGAGTAGTTGATCTTGATTTAAGCCAAACCCAATTTGGAGAAAAGCCAACACCAGTAATTGCATTAGAATTTCCAGTACCAGTATAAAGTTTTGTATTAAAATAATCTGATGGTTTGTCTATAGTTGTATAAGCCATTATCCATACTCCGCTATGTTTTTTGTGTTAAGTGCAAAATATCCGCTAGGTACTACCATTGAGAAATTTCCATAACCATTACCATCTGACTTACCACCACTCTCACTATAAGGTGGAGAGCCGAAGTTTGCTTGTAAAGTTACATTACCAGCATTATTATCTCCTCCAGCTGGAAAATAAAAACCACTTGTTGTACTTGCTGGTGCAGTTATCGATATTGCAGTTCCACTATTTTGAACTGCTCCATTTTTATAAAATGTTAATTGGTTATCATCAAGATTTAAAGCTACACCTATAATATCTCCTGTTGTATATGATGCCCAACTACCACTAACAGATGAACCATTATTGTCTACACTACCACCTTGAGTATATGACCAACCATAAGTTCTTGCTCCTAATTGTTGTGTAGCTGCAGTAGGTCCATTATCTACAACTCCTATTTGACTAGAACCACTATCAACAGCAGAGAATTTAACTTCCCAAAACCATTTTCCTGAAGAAACTCCTATAGTTCCAGTATTATAAGTTTCATAACTATAAATAACACCTGGAGATTTAGTTCTTACTTGAAGATTGCCTTGTTGAAATGTACTTTCTTGATAAAAATTATCAAGTGAATTCCATGTACAAAAATTATTTGTACATGTATCAGTAGATTGAGAAGTAGCTGTTAAATTAACAACAGTAAAATCGTTGTTTTCTCCAGATACATCATTACCTAAATTTGAACTATCTTGAAAATCTAAATAAAATCCATTGTCACCAAAAGTTAAATCATCTGCTAAACCATCTATTGGTTTCCATATACCACTATCACTGTCAAATTCTCCAAATGCTGTCACTTCTTCTTGTGAGCCATCAATAAAAACAAATTCTGATATATAACCATTAAAAGGAGTAGCTAAACTTCCACCACTATTATAAATATCTATTCCTATTAAATGTTCTATTGCAGTATTAAACATTCCATTTGTATTTTGTGGTGCATTTGTTTGTGTAACAAAACTTGTCACTCTTTCTCCATTAATATAAAGTTTATTTCTATCGGAAGCAGTTCCTAATGTTACATCAACAGCAAAACATAAATGATACCATGCAGAATAATCTTGGTAGTGTGCATTAGGTATAAGTTTCATTACTTCACTATTACCAACAATAGAGTTAATTTGTAAATCATCTGTTTTTAAATAAACAAACGCACCATTTTGAGCATTGCCAGAAGCGGCTTCAAACATAGAACCAGTTGCAATTCCTGTACCTTTAAACCACCAAGACATAGTATATTTTTGTGCATTAGTAGGTGTGCCAAATGTTTTTTTTAAATGATCATTACTCCCACCATTAAATCTTACAGAGTTAGCTACTTGAAAACCACCTGCTGCTGAAGCTGAGTTTGCTGGTATAATTATCGACATGGATTACAACTCCAGTACTGGTAATTCGCCTAGTGGTCTTGATTGAACACCATTAACATCTTCTGTGTAAGTGTGTAGAGTTTCAAGTGCTGTAGTATCTGCTGCACCTGTAATTTGAGCTTCGATACTAGCTTGTCTTGATCTAACTAAATCTCTATGAGTAGATATAGCACTAGGTATAGCAGTAGATTTTTCTGTGTTTCTAGTTATGTACCAATCAGTTTTAGCTAATTCATTTGAAACATTTACTTTTAAATCTTTAATTAAATTATATTTTAATCCTCTAGTAGCAACTTCTCCTTCAACACCTAATTGATCTATTTCATCTTGTGCAGTAAATAAAGTATCTGCGTGTGCTTTAGGTATAGCAGTTCCATAAGAAGCTGTTATAGTATTATTAACAAATGCAAAAGATTGATCAGTATTAACATACCATTTCTCATCTTTTTTATTACTATTATCAAATATTACTTCGTAAATACCAATAGCTTCTAGTTCTGAAGACGACCATTTAGTAAATATATCTGCAGGGTATTGTAAATCTCCTAAAGTAAATCCTTTAGGGTAATTGAAGTATTTTGTAATTGTTTCTGATTCTACTAATGCGTACATAATATTCCTATGATAGTGTTAATGCTAAAGTTTGACCTATTAATAACCATTTAGCTCCATTATATCTAAATGAAAATATGTCACCTAAGTTTGCTGTTGTTGTTAAAGTTGGTGCGGTGTCAGATGGAAATTCGTAAACAGCATTCCATGTTATAGTTCTGCTACCTGTTCCATCTTGTTTAACTAATAAAGATATAAATTGTCCAGCAGCTGCACCTGTTCCTGAAGGAGCCGCCATAGTTCTGTTTCC